TTGTGTTTCTGATATGTTTGGGCTTCTTAGTGTGATAGGATAGTCCCTAACATTTATGGTTGCAACTGTGCTTATTTCTCCGAGCAGATTATTATTACTGTCCATAAGAATATCAAATGGCTTAGGCACTATACCCAAATTGAATTGAGCATCAGTCACTCTAATTTCTGTTCCTGTTCCTGTGGCAGTTAAGTCGCCATCAATTGTTACATTCACACTGTTATCTAACATTGGTGATAATGTAGAATAGACAACATCGTTAGTATGATTTAGATTCTTATTAGTAGTCGAACCTAGAAGTTTAGATAATTTATCTCTTCCTAGTATCTCATAACTAATCATGCCGTTTTTGTTTTGTGAGTTTATGTCTTCTACTGAACCGCTAAATATCTCTTCATCAATGGCATAGTTCCCAGACAGATAATATAACATGGATATTGGAGTTGGTTGATGATACTTCTTTGCTGTAAATTCAGATGTAAGTTTTATCTGTTGGTGAACTGAGTCTCCATAGTCTATGTCTATTTGATGATTAGAGAACTCTGGACTCAGCAATATTATTTTATTGTTATTCATCGAGGCATTTGTTTTGCTTATAGTGTTACCATTTATCGTCAGTCTTTGGAAAGTATTTGACCCATATACTGCTTCAGTATCAAGAGGGAATGTTCCTTTGAGTCCACCATTCCATGCTCTGACATATGCGTCTGCATCCGTAAAGAAAGGCATTGTTGTGATATTTCCCCATGTAGTATCTGAGTCAGTTTTTATTTTGTTAACTGTTATGTCTTGTACTCTAATCTCATTTTCGATGGTAGGAGCCGTGAAAGATGATATGATATAGTAATTATTTCCTACTCTTATCATATCATTTGCCTTCAAGAAATTATCGTTTCTCACATCGAAGTTCTCAGTGATTTTATTCAGCCTTATCTTGTTTCCTGTAACGCTTGTCGCAGTGAATGGTAATTTGTATTGGCCTAATGATGATGTATGTAGCGCAGTTCTAATAACGAATGAATGGTCTTCCTTGAGTTTCAAATGCTGTATTCCAGATATGTCAAATACTTTCGCCCTTGCTATCTGGCTCATTTTGTTTCTTGGGAAATTGACCGAGGATTCCATTACAGGGTCTACTATGTTATTCTTGAGATGTGAAGACTTGTAGTGCAGATATCTAGTTGGTCCTGTTAAATTACCATGATTGAATTTATATGAGCCTGTTGCAAATGTATCTGGGTGCGCAGAAGTCTTATCCTCAGAACTTCTACTGTGGTTTCTAAACGCATATCCCCATCTATCAGGTGTGAAGACATAGGTAGTTACAGTGTCAAAATCAGTTGGACCGGGGGTAAGTGGTTGTGGAATGTCGCTTTTTCTTTGATTATCCACAAGTATTCCATTGTGTTTTATATCTCCTAAGTCTGTGATATTCACTCCATACTCTTGTTCGGTTAGGAATATCGTTTGCTGTATGTCTCTCCCTACATGAATTGCTATCGCTGTTGATGTACTAGAAGGAAGTGTTCTTCTTGGATAATCTAATGTTATTGTATTCGCGCTGTTGTCAAAGGAAGCAATATTTCCTATCCATTCTACGTTTCCTGCACCTATGCCACTGAATACACTTCTTCCGATATCAGCATTAGTCCAACTATTGTATGAAGTATTTACAGCAGTCTTGTGTGTTGTTTGATATAACGTCACTGTATCGGTAGTGCTAGAACGTATTGCGCCTCTTGCAGCCCAATCACTAAACCACCTACAAGTAGTAAGTTGATACTTGGTATTGTAATCTAATTGATTCTTGTGTTGTAGTCTATCCTCATAGAAATACCAAGTAGGTCTACTTACTGTACTGCTAACATCGTACTTATTGAATAGAAATGTTCTGCCAGAAGTAGTGTCTGTCTTACCTCTTAATCCATATGATACTGCGACTACACTAGTATCTGTTTTTGCCGGACCTTCATAAATCTCGAAGTTGGTGTCTTTTGGAATAGATTTAGGATAATGTGGCTCAAACTCAAACCCATCACCATAGTAATCATAGGAAGTTAGTCTCTTTATTCTAGCAAAATGAGGTCTGTTCTTCACTGCTCCATCATCACCACGTATCTCAGGGTTAATTAGAACGAAGTAGTCTTTACTTTCTAAGTCCATTCCCGGCCCTGTTGAACCTGCTAACAATTGTCCAGTAACACTGGCATTTTTGTCATGTACTCTAATCTTGTAAGATGATGTCTCTTGTTTGTTCTTAGCATAATTAGCAAGGGTTGTTTGATTATTTGCAGAAGGTATTATTCTGTTGACAAGCCTAGTTTTTAAGTGACCAGAAATTATTGGCTCATCATTAGAACCTACACTTGTAGGTGCATTTCTTATCTCAAAGAAGTTAGCAGAATCTTGGTCATTGGTATTCAGACCGGGGTTCTTCAATACAGGATTGACTGATGTATCTCCAAACGCAAAGACTGGAAAAGCATCATTTCTATTAGCATAAGTGTGGTTCAATGAAATAGATTGATTGCTAGTTTGGTTGATTACATAAGTGTAGTTATCAGCCATCACTCATCACCAAACCTGTAATAGAATATGATGTCACTAAGCCCAACGGAAAGTGTGCTGTTCCTTGGACCGGGTTCACCGCTTGAATGCATACATATCTCGAATATCTCTCCCATGAATTGATTCGCTTTGTCATTAGCGTACGAAGAACCTGTTCTAGTTTGCCCTTGACCAATCCTGCAATTACTAGGGTCAAAGAAGAAACCATCTGGTAGTATTGTCGTTGTGATGTTTGCTGATGCTATCTCATTTCCATTGACGTATATCTTCAAGGAATTAGTGTTATATGAGCAAGATATTCTATATGTTGATTCCACATACAATGCCTCTCTTGGTTGAGAAGAGTATATCACTGATGTAATAGGAACTAATGGGTCTGCATCTAAAGTTATATCATTGCCACTGACATCCGAAGTAGTTCCTATTAACCTAGCACTGACATCGTATATCTTCTCACCTGCTCCTATCAGATTGGCTTTGCCTGATGGCACTGTGATTATTCTAACTCCTGATGTATCGAAGGTAGTGTTGTTGTTTGATAATGTTATATTATCCAAATTATTGGAAATCGCATAAGAGTTTCCTACTGTCAATATTTTTATCGTAACTGCGTTAGTAGAAGGAGTTGCTGATATATTTCCTCCGTGTGCGCTGGCTATCTTTGATGCTAGATTAGCAGCAGTTGCACTTGCATCAGCACCTATTTGAAAGAAATTGTAGGTGTTATCAGTCTCACCAGCAGCGTTTGTTGACGGTTTGTATTTCTTTAATACGCCACCAGCATCCGTTATGTCAAGAGAATCAGTTGGATTTGCAGCATTCGCACCACCACTAAAATCGGCCGCCGTTATATTGCTGGTACTCTCTCCTGTAATGTCTGTATCTCCGCTTGTACCTGTATTGTCTTGAATTAGATTTACCTTGTCTGCATCAGAGCCATCATTGGTTGCAGTTATGTCTAGATTGCTCGCGCCATTTACCGCCGATGCAAAATTAGCCCTGTTGGAACCTGATGATGGTAATCTGTAAATGACATACTGAACACCATTGAGCGTTATAGTAGACCCCGTTAAGTTAGTGGATTTTATTTGGTGAGCGGCTAGAAACTTGACTGCTGTGCCATCTGCATCTGTCAGTTGTATGTGTTCACTAGGTATATTTTCGTTATAGCCCCCTGAGAAGGCGGATATTGTGTTGACAAAAGAGATGTTCGTTGTGGTTGGTGTAGTCAGTGAGTTTCCGGCAGCACCACCAGCATCGACAGTCAATGTGACTCCATTGTTGTTAAGTGTAGTTGCGGTGACTTGAGTGTTGCCATTTGAATGATTGATGGCATCAACCAATGAAGACATAGTAGCAGTTAGACTTCCTCCTTTTCTAAATGTGATATAATTCACTGATGATAATGTCTGTATAGAACCCGCAAGACCGGAGGAAAATACTCGATACTGCTTATTACCACTACCTGTGTTTATCGTTATAGACTCAGTGCTGACTACCTCGTCAACCCCTCCACTCATGGCAGTGACTTCTATATCGGTATCTGAAATACCCAAACCTATTGATAAGACTCCACCAGTTCCTAGTCTATTTGGTGATGTTTCCCTTATGGCCGCAGTGAATGTGATGATATCATCCTGACCTGACAGAATTGCTCCTGCGGCAGTGCTTCCAGCCCATCCGTTATTCCAAGCGTTGACAGCATCACTGAATTGTTTAGCCTGTCCCTGTCTAGGAAAAACATTTCCAGAACCATCTGTGATAACAAAACCTCTATCTCCTGAATCCCAAGAGTCTGAGTCATAAGCATTCAAGTCAACATTATTACTATGGGTTTGACCACTAACCGGAAACCATCTTGTTGTTGTATTCCCATCTTCACTTATTACCTGTATGTATCTAGATGCGGTGTTGTCAGTGGCTGTCCCTAATGCACTGTGAAACTCTATTGTTCCTGTGCCAGCAACGGGTGTGGTATCAACAGCGAAGGTGTTGCCAGTGAATGTAATGCTTGTTGATGCACTCGCAGCAGGAAAGTAAGAAGAAGGCGCACTATCGAATGTCACACTTCCTGTTGAAGCAGCAGCAGGAGAATTGACCTCTCCTGTAAAACTATTATTAAGCACAGCGAATGTCTTGCTAGGAACTGCGTTCAATGCGCTTGCAGTGACTTGGGTAAGTTCGGTGTTAATTCCATCATAGTAGCCTTCACTGTCATAGTAGCCATGTAGTAGATTGTTTGGTTTTATGATTGTATCTGATGTTGCAGTAACTTTGGTTGTATTATCTTGATGTATTTTTGCTACTATTCTATATTCTGCTGGTCTATTAAACGTTTTATTTTTTAGTCCTGTTGTAGAAATAGTGGTGTTTTCTAAATACACCTCAAAGTTTTTATTGTAAAAAAGATGCATTTTCTGTGCAGTTCGATTCGTAAAGAAAGAATTAGATTGATAATTTGCTTCATTACTAGTTACATCTATGCTTAAACTAGGGCTTGTTTTCTGAGAGTCAGATATCCCAACACCTGTTCCTGTCTTTGTTCCATACCCATTTACATCGTA